TTGGTTGTCCCCCTGCTTTTCCTTTCATTGTATCTCCGTAAAAAATTGAAAGAGCTTGTTGTCTCAGAGAACCACCAGATATATAAGCTCGACGTCTCATTCTCCAGTCTGCGATTTGTAGATCAATGCTCTCGTTGGCTTTTTTAGCTTTTGCTAAATTATCACCACTTAGTCCTGTTGTATCTATTTTTTGCTTTTGCAAATCTCTAATTTTCTCTTGAATAGCTGCAATTCTAGTTTCAGATTTCATTCTTGTAGAAAACAAGGAAGGTTCGTCTTTCGGCTTCAACAACTTAGCCATGGTTGTAGCTGTTGTTAGCTCGTGCTCTTTTTCTTTTAATTCTATTTTTGGAAACATAGCAAGGCCTTCCGTCGTAGCTCCTATCGCTTCCGGACTTCCGATCGCTTGAGGAATATCCCAAAGACTACCTACATTTTCAAAAGCTCCTGACCCTGCCATTTTTAGTAAAGCTAAGGGTCCAAGTTGTGATTTCATTTTACCATAACCAGATCCAAGTTCTTCAAGAAGACCTGGAATACTTTCTAAATATTGGTCATAAGTTTTTCCAGCATATCCTCCAGGCTCCGTTACTAATCCTCTTCGTGGTGTATCCATTCCAGAAGTTATACCGGTCCCCTGGGCGTCAACACCTCCCCCTATTCTAAACATCGGTCTTTTTAAAACTCTGTAGTCCATTATCCTAATCCAAATAGTCTGCCCAAGCCGTACGCTCCAATACCTGCTGTCATAGCTTGACCTAATGGACTAGGACCAGCGGCTGGAATACCAGTCATGGTTTGAACTTGTCCCATTCCTCTTATTCCAGCTATACCTTGACCCAATCTTGCTAGTCTTTCAAGTGGTTCCATTTGTCTCATTTGCTCAGCTTGTCTTGCTGCGTCTTCAACAGCTTGTCTGTAAGCAAGATCTTGTTGTCCTGCTCCTCCCAACATTTGCTGTGTTATGCCTGCCAGGCCAGGTTGTAGTTGTGCTAAACCTGCATAATATTGTCCTGCTCCTAATTGTCCTGCTCCTAATTGTTGTTGTGCAGTTCCAATTCCTAATTGAGTTCCAGCCAGTCCTTGTTGTGCAGCTGCCAATGCAGCTCTTTGTCCGCCAAGTCCAGCTTGTTGAGCTGCCAAGCCTGATACAGCTTGGCCTAATCCTAGTTGTTGTCCTGCAAGCCCTGCTCTTTGTCCTGCAAGTCCTGCTTGACCTAATCCTAATTGTTGTGCAGCTTGTCCTAATCCTAGTCTATTTAAATAATCCTGTTGTCTTGCTTGCTGTGCATACTGAAATCCTTGTTGTTCCATTTGTGCTTGTAAAGCTGCCCGATTCCTGTCGCTTGCTGAAGTGTATTCAGCTTCGGCAATACCATGACGACCTCCGCCAAAAACTCCTGCAACGCTTGGCGCTCCAAGTTGTGTTCTGGATCTACCTGCTTGTACATCAAATTCTGTTAATGTTGCCTCTTGAACAGCTTGTTGATACGGAGACATGTAATCGGTCAATTGTTGACCGGTTAGTGGTCCCGTTAATCCTGCCGCTTGTGTTTGATATGGTGCTGCTCCACCTAATGTGGTTCCAGCTGCCGTTAATTCTGTTCCTGCTGCTCCAAGTCCTGCACCCGCCGCTGTAGTATAACCAGGGACTCCACCTAATGTGGTTGCTGCTGTTCCAATATCTGTAGCAGCTCCTCCTAATAAAGGTTGAGCTAATCCGGCTGCTGTCTGTGCTGCCGTAATTTGTTGTCCGGGGATTGTTCCCAGAGCTGATATTCCTGCTGCTCCTCGTTCTCCCGCTACATCTAAATAAGGTTGATAACCTGCAACACCTGCTCCTGCAGGGGCAGTTGCAACGGCTCCGGTTGTTGGATCAAAAGTTAATTGTCCTAATCCCGCTTGTGTTGCTGCCTGTTGCTGTGCTGCCTGTGTTAAAGCTCCTTGTGCCGCGACTCCTGGTGCATAACCTTCTGCCCGTTCAACCGTTGTGGGTACAAGTGGTTTTTTCTGTTGCTCTGCTAATTCTTGTAAGTATGATTTGCCCGCTTCCTGAGCAAACGGGAAGGGTGATGTATATGTTGTCTGTGTAGTTCCTGCTTGAAAATTTTTTCTCTCCATTATGCCATTGCCTCTAATTGTTTCATTGTATCGTATAATTTTTTCGCTCCCTTATTGACACTTCCACCTCCAGCAGCTTTTACTGCATCAGCTGTAAATACAAATTCATTTTTGCTTAGTCGCGCAGGCACGTCATCGGCTTTTTCCGTTTCGCCGTATGGCATGAAGCCTCCTGTATAACGCATATCCGCTTCGATTGGAAGTCTTCCTAATCCGCCTTCTGTTGGTGGAGGATTCTGCATTTGTTGTTGCATTGGTTGTTGCATCATTGGTTGTTGCATTGGTTGTTGCATTGGTAATTGAGGTGCCATTGCTCCGATACCTCCAACAGGTCCTACTCCTAGTTGATAACCAACTCTTCCGCCTTCAGCTCCTGTGTAAGGTTCATATGTAACTTCCGACCTCCATGCGTTCCAATATGCTTCCGCTTCGCTACGCGCATTTATTATCCATTCTTCATCCACGATCCCTTCTCCACGAGCCGCGTCTTCTGCTGCGTTAGCCGCTTCCATTGCGTCTTTATATTTCCCTGCTTGAATTCCTGCTACAAGTGCCGAGCCCCATGCTACGGCTTTGAGTGTGTTGATTTGAGTTGGATCTCCTCCTGTACCAATTGCTGCACCAGCAAGTTTGCTGCCTAATATATCGTATTCACCAGCTGTACCTAACCATCCTCTTTTGTCGGGTTGAAATATTGTAGAAGTAGGCATTCCAGGTTTACCTACATCAAATTCTTTAATACCACCTTTAGTACCATATAAAAGTTTATCGAGTTTGGTGCCATAATCTCCGAGTAAAGGTTCAGTGACTTTGCCTGGAACAGTTTCCATTATTCTCTGACCCGTCCAATAACCTGCTTCCTGTGTACCTTTAAATAAATCAAATGCTTCCTGAGAACCTTCTAGACCCTGTGTGTCCAACCAGTCAAAGTACTCATCAAAATCATAGTCACCAGTAAATGCTTGTGTAGGGTCACCTCGATATCCCGTTAATAACATATCCCTTAAACTTCGAGACCCAATTCCTGTTTCTCCACCATAGCCACCGAATTTCCATTTTCCTCCTAATCCTGTACCTGTTTGACCTTGAAACCTTAAATGCGGTGCCATGGTCATTAGCATTCCTAAAGGACTAATTTTTCCTCGCTGTTTCAGGGAACCTAGACCATACGTAATGGGTCCTGCAATAGGGCCCAGGAAAGGTGCAGCCATCTGCACGATGCCTGCAGCTTCTTTAGGTACCAGTTCTTGTGCTGCTTTTTTAACTGGTTTGAATACTTTTTTAACTGCTCTTTTTATTTTTTTAAAAAATCCCATAATCTAATCTTCTATTTTTGTTGAGGCAGGGATTTCACCTGAGTGTATATAAATACTTCGTTTATGTATAGAAATCAAGACTAGGTTACGACCCTAGGCTTAATTTCTAGCGCAGACAGCACGACGTGAAGCCGATTAGCTGTGGCTGCGGTAACTTTTATAACTTCGCTTTCCTCGGCTACTAAAGGTGCGGATAATAATTCTGATGTTCCACTGGCCGAGATCGCTTTAACATTAAAAAGACTGAAAACAGCGTCATCGGTGTCGGTTATAGTAATGGTAATCGTGTCCGCGTTCCCTGAATCTTCGGATACCAGGATCGATTTAATCACGGCTGTTGTAGCGCTCGGTACAGTATACAAAGTCGTTGCACTGGTACTCGTTAAATCTACTTTTTTATTTACAAATGCATTTGCCATTATGCTAAAAATAAGCTTATTGCTTCAGCTTCATCTTTTAAATCCTGTTGAAATGTGGTGTTAAGTTTCTGTACAATACTGTCGACATCCCGGACGAACGCCTGCTGAATCAGCTGGTCGTATTTCTCTACCGGTTGGGTTAAAGACTGGATAATTCTCGCCATAGTCCTACGATGCCTCCTTCTGAAAAATTGACTCGACCGCCTTCATAATAATGTCTTCCTCCATGCATTCCAGAGCTTGTTGTAACTCCTGCTGGTGCAGAACGAATCGAAGGAGCCTGATAACCTCCTCCTTGACTTATATCCCCCCAGTGTTCTGCTACTGTTGTAGCTCCTGTTGCTGCTTGTGCTTGTGCTACTGACTGTGCCACTTGCAGTCTTTGAGTTTCTTCTTCGAATTTTCGCTGTCGTTCTACATTGTTCCATGCTTCAATACTGGCTTGAGTTTTATCAGAGGTACGTTGTTTAATTCTCCGAGCTAAATTTCGTTCGTCTCTTGCTAGATTATATCCACGTTGCGTTTGACCTCCACGTAAATTAGTTAATCCTTGTGTTAGTCCTTGTCCGGTTTGAAGACCATAACCAGTAATTGCTCTTCCAATATCACCAAAAGGATTGAAAGCCATATTAATTCCTTGCATTATTCTTTGTCCTGGATTAGCCCAAAATTGTCTAGACCATTTTTTAAATGGACTCATCTGTTCTTCCTCGCCTTGTTGTATATTGACTAAATCTGATATATTCCAGTCAGTAGGATCCAAATTATATTTTTCAGCAACATCAAAAATCGGTTTTGTTTCTATATCTAAATCTGCAATTCCTCCTTTTGGATGCACAACATCAAGTTCAGGAACTTTAAGACTGGAATACTCATCAAAAGCTCCTGGCTCATTAATTCCGTATTTACTATAATAATCAAAATATTCTTTTTGGGCTAATTTTTCAGCTGCAAGATTACTTACTGGCTCAGCTCCTTCGGCCTCACCAAAACCAAGCATTTTTTGATACCAAGGTATTTCTTCTGTTTCAACAGTTTTACCTGCATTTAGATCCAATTTTCTTTGAGCATCTTCAGCTGCTTTTGTACCAGGGAAAGTCTGAACCATTGATTCAAGATCTGAAATTTCACTGGCCGTTAATGTACCTTTTTTTATTTCAGCCATAATTATCTTCTCCCATCCGCTTGTAAATCCAGTCTGAATGTTCCAAGTTTCCAGTGTTGTCCCGTGCTGCTGTTGGATACTTTCAGAGAGATTGATCGTGCTCTTGCACGTGTGTCTATTTTAGTCGTACTTGTAGTCGATGTAAAGGGTCCAAGTGTTGAACCGGTTTGTGAATCGACCGGGTAGGTTCTTAAATTCAAAGTTATTGTTGCATCGCCGGTTTGAGCAAGAAAATCCGGAATAATTCTTCTGATCTTCATTATATATTCTCCATCGCCTCTTAGGGTTGTTCCTTCCTGTTGTGACTGGGTAACATCAAAATCTCCTGATTCAATGCTTGCTGCAATGGCACTTGTCGTTCCAGCCTTGATTTGATTAGTTCCTGTTTCATGTTCATAGTAGGTTGTTATACCATCGGTATTGCCAACAGTTGAATCGCTTGTTGCATCACCATCGTATTCTGTTCCATGGGGTTTTCCAAATACTGCAGAATCAGCCCATGATGATCTTGCAAGCGAGCTTGTTGTCCATACAGGTCTGTCAGGTGTTGAATCCATATAGTTATAAGTCACAGCCCGATTAACCGAACCTGCAGAAGACGATGGATAAAACCAGGTTACTTCGCCAAATAGGTTATTCAATCCTGCATTGATATGTTGTTTAGGAACCGTGTTAAGATCATCATAAACATAGTCTTCAACCAGACATGCCAGGGATTCCAGTCTACCGGTATACCTAAAGAAGCCATTCTCTGACATCCAATAGGCAGAACCATCCACTTCAACCGCTGCGTTCTTGCCGATCAATCCACAGCCTGTTCCAACCTCTTGGAAGGAAAAAGTAAATGGAGGGCCTACGAATCTCATAATGAATAAAGCATTATCTGTCCAGACATAAATTGCATCACGACCCCTGATCGCTCCAACGATCCGTGTTCCGTCAGCCAGTCTTTGTGTGCCTGCGGTATTGGTTGCTGTAGGCGTATACGTTGTAATCGCTTCCTGCGAAGACCATCTGATATACATGTCGTCCTGTGTTGATGTTGTCCCAATCGTTGTCTCTGTTCCAAAGAAAATTAAGTGCCTGTCCGGTGTAGAAACTAGTGTATGTCTTGTCGCTGTTGGCGCATTTGAAATAGCCGTGGCTCGTATCGCTGTTGCACCACTTGCATCTGAATCCCATTCAAAAGTTGCACCATCCGAAATCGTTGCAATCAGTTTATTGCCATAATTATCCAGGGACCATATACCAGGTGCTGTTATAATATCGCCTGTTTGCGATGCACCCCATGCTGTATAATCAGTTGCATTGGTAACCGTTGCTCCATCCGAGTGGGTTGCTGCCGTAGTTTGGGTGCTTGCCCGGGTTAATCCTGATAATATATTCGTTCCTGTAGCATTTCCCGTGTAATCAATCTGTTCACTACCAATTAAAACTGTTCCCGAAGAGGGAAAAGCAGAGGAACTTGCTAAAGTAAGACTTGTATCATC